AGAAATAACTCCATATACGATTGCCGTGGCATAGAAACCGCCGACATTGCCAACTATGGCGATAACGTAGTCGCGTTCGCGTTCTAAAAATAATTGTTTTTTTTGTACACTTTTAGTTGACAGATATTTTTGTACACCTTACTGTTCTCCTTGTAATCGAAAAGGAGACAGTAAGTGAACGAACAAGCAACACAAAACCCCACCCCCATACTTGGCTCAAACGAGCCAGATATCAACATACTCGCATTCCGCTGGCGGCTGCTTAAAGACGCTGAAGAAAAGGCCAAGCTTGAGCGCGTGAAGTGCGAGAGCGATATGCTCCCATTCTTGGAGCAGCGCAAAGAAGGCGCTTGCACCACCACCCTTGAAGACGGCACAAAGATCACCGTCAAAAATGCTTATGGTCGCAGTATCCACTGGGACACTTGGAAGCGCATCCAGAAAAGAATCCCCACAGAATTGCACCCCATCAAGCTGGTCGAAATGTTGGACGAAACGCGCCTCAAGTTCTTACTTCAGAACGAGCCCGACACTTACAAAATCATCAGCGAGGCGATCACCACCACCCCGCGCAAGCCAAACATCACCGTAAAAAAAGGGGGCCAATCCTAATGGCATTCGACCTATCAGCAATCTCAAAAACAAAAATGGCGCGAGAAGTTTTCGCCATTCTCTACGGCACCAGCGGTGTTGGCAAAACGACAGTCGCAAGCCAAGCAGACGCGCCCGTTTTCATTCAAACAGAAGATGGCGCAGGCAGCTTAGCGCTGAACGCATTTCCTATCGCGCAGTCGTATGACGAAGTGCTGGAAGCGATCTCATCGCTATATGGCGACCACAAGTTTAAGACGCTTGTGCTGGACTCACTCGACCACCTTGAACCGCTGATCTGGAAAAAGGTCTGCGCTGACAACAACGTCAAGACTATTGAGCAGCTGACATTTGGCAAAGGCTACACGCTGGCATTAGACCTATGGCGCGAACTATTGCAAGCCATGCGCGGGCTGCGCGAAAAGAAAAAAATGCACATCATCTTGATCGCCCACCATGCGTTGCGCAAATTCAGCGATCCAGAAATGGATCAGATTGATCGGTACGAAATTAAGCTCAACAGCAAAGCCAGCGCGTTAGTGCAGGAAAGCTGCGACATGGTGCTGTTCTGCAAGCACAAGAACATCACTAAGAAAGAAGATACCGGCTTTGGCAACTCGCGCACGCGAGGCATAGCTACTGGCAAGCGCGTGATGTGTACAACAGAAACGCCAAGTTATGTAGCTAAGAACAGATTCAACTTGCCAGACGAAATAGATCTTTCGTGGTCAGCATTGGCCGCAGCACTCAACCCAACACCAGTAACAACACAAGCAAAAGGATAGAAAAATGGCATCACTAGTATTTAGCGCAGCAAGCGTAGAGATAGAAGAACGACCCTCACGCCAGCCGGTCCCAAAGGGAACCTACAGCGCGATGATCACTGAATCGGAAATGAAACCAACCAAGCGCGGCGATGGCCGGTACTTGCAATTGGTCTGGGAGATCACCAAAGGCGAGCACATGGGTCGCATGATCTGGGACCGCCTCAACGTGGAAAACCCAAACCCCGTTGCAGTGAAAATAGCGCAACAAGACCTCGCGCAGATTTGTGCGGCGTTAGGCAAAGGCGGCATAGACGACTCTGATGAGCTTCATTACAAGGAGGTTTTGATTGACGTGGAAATCTCGCCTCCATCTAACGGCTATGACGCAAGCAACGAAATCAAAGGCTACTCAGCACCAGCCGGTGCCGCGCCAGTTGCGCCTGCCGCCCCAGCGCCGGTAGCGCAGGAGGCCTTCGTAGATGACATACCCGGCGGAGCACCAGCGAAGCCTTGGGAGCAATAGAAAATTAGACCAAGGGGGTTTTCACCTTCCTCCTCATTAGCGCGTTCCCGTCCGCGTGGTCAAACAGACGGGGCTAGTTTAAGGCTGCATTTTTCGACGCATTTTGATCCTTACCTCCGGTCAGACTGTATTGAAAAAATGTTCTACATCGTTCCCGTCCGGTGAGCCGAAGACGGGGCTAAATTTTTGGCAGCCGCGCCCTCTCCAACACTTTGGTTTACCTCCTCTCCAAAGGGGCGTGGCTGCTTTTTTTAAGGATTAAGCATGACAATTTTATTGGCAGAAAAAACACTGGCGGCAATCAATGAAGCCATTGAGGCAGATCAGGACGATTCACCAGGTCGCGCGCACCTCGGCGCTTCTATTATTGGCCGCGAGTGTAGTCGGGAGCTTTGGTACACGTTTCGATGGGTGTCTAGCAAGCTCCACCAAGCCCGCATATTGCGCCTGTTCGCGCGCGGGCAAGATGAAGAGAACCGATTCAACGCCTACCTAAAACAAGGCGGGCTGACCGTGTGGGATGTGGACCCGGAAACGGGTGAGCAATGGCGCATCTCTGACGTTGGAGGGCACTTTGGCGGCTCACTAGATGGCGTAGTGCTGGGTCTGCCAGACGCGCCCGAAGTCCCGCACGTCAGCGAGCAGAAAACGCACAACACAAAGAGCTTCAATGCCGTTGTGCGGCAAGGCGTGCTGGCGAGTAAGCCAGAGCATTTCGCCCAAATGCAAATCTATATGCACAAGATGAGTTTGCAGTGGGCACTCTATCAAGCGGTCAACAAAGACAATGACGATCTCTATTTCGAGCGCATCGCTTACGACCCGCAGGCCGCTGAGCAGCTGCTTAGAAAGGCCAAGAACATCATCGCAAGCGAAGGCCCGCTTGAGCGCATGAGCGATGACCCCACTTGGTATAAGTGCAAGTTCTGCGACTTTCACCCGGTGTGTCACACCAACACCACGCCAGCCGCGAACTGCAGAACCTGCGCGCACTCAACGCCAGTACTTTCTGGCACTGCTGGGCAGTGGAAGTGTGGCAAGCATGACAAGCTAATTGACAAGGCCGCGCAGGCCGCTGGCTGCGATCACCACAATTTCATTCCGCCGTTGCTGGCGAACTGGGCAGATCCAACAGACACAGACGGCGACACAGTGACTTACACCAATAAGCTCACCGGCAACCAGTTTGTGAACGGCCCTGGCGGGTACTTATCAAGCGAGATCGCTGCAGCTGAAGACCCGCGCATCATTGGCGATGCCACAACCGACAGCTTGCGCGAGGCTTTTAATGGGCAGGTCGCGGGCTAGTGGATGCGTTCCTAGAGGAAATGCGCAAGATGAAAGAGGCTAAGGCCGCTGAGCTTTTGGCGCGCAGCCAAGTGAAGCGCAACTGCCTCAGCTGTGAGCGGATGTACGAACAGCCGGGTTACTGCTCTGAGTTTCAAGCGTCACCACCCAAAGAATTTATTACCAGAGAAAACGCCTGCGATAAGTGGGTTCAAGAAATACCGTTTTAAGGAGTGAGATATGTGCAAATTCGCACAAGCCATAAGCGCGCAAGCGCGCCACAGTGAAAGGTCAAGTGGTTGGGAGTCAGCCGCCACTAGGCGATTCCCATACGGGGTGCCAGATGACGTGGTGAAGTCGGTGCTTAAATTGCTAGAAGAGACAACCATGCGCAAGACTGAGATCGCTCGTCAGCACAACCTCACGCCAAGCTCTGTTTATAACATCAGAAACAGATACGTCGTCCTGCCAGACGGCAGCGTGGACCGCAACGCGCGACTAGATAACCCGAAGAGAAGAGGAAAGAAAAATGCTAAATAATAACGAAATCAAGCTGCAGCTGAATTCACTCGCAATTGAGAAATCTGAAGGCGGCAGAATCAGCGAGGGTTTCAGCAAGATCGCGCAAGAAATCGGTGTCGATTACGCCACCGTAAAAAACTTTATCAAGGGCGACATCAAGACCCCAAATCCAGCCACCCTCCAAAAGTTTAGGCTCTTCTTGATCAAAGAAGGCGCGCAAGCTGCACCCAAGCTCAGCAAAGAAGAACAGGTCGCAGCGCCTGATCATTACCGCCAAGGCCAAATCGAGTGCATTGACGCGATCCGCGAGAGCATGAGCGCTGGTGACTTCGCCGGGTACTGTAAGGGCAACGTCATCAAATACACTTGGCGCGCCCATAATCATAAAGAATCGCCTCTCGTTCACCTCAACAAAGCGGCAGATTACCTGCGCTGGTGGATCGAGACAGAGGCGCAGATTTCGGAGGCTGGTAATGGCAGTCACTGAGGCAAAAATTATTGAAACGCTTGGATATACCAAAAACCAAATAAAGCACCGCCGCTTGCATAACTGGGAGCGCGGTGTGCATTATTGGTCGGACGCAGGGAATGCAACAGTTTATAACTTAGAGGCAATAACCCAATGGCAAAGCAGCACGCAACAGGTGTCAATAACAGACGTGGAAAATGCGAAATCTGGTGGATGGAGGGAAAAACCAGAAGGCACGAAACGCTCACAATCTCGTACTCGCCAGCTGGTATAGAAAAGGCCGCGCAGATCCGCGCGCGGCGCATCAAAGATTTACTTGAAAACCCGCACGATGGCAGGCCAGAAGGTCGCAGCCCGACCTTTGGCGAACTGGCACAAACGCGACTCGACATCTTAGAGCGCGGAAAACCAAGTGCCAGGCGCAGTGTGAAAAGCAGACTAAACAATTATTGGATGCCTGGGTTTGCCGATTGGCCCATCACGCAGATTCGCTATGGCGATGTGCAAGAAATGATGCGCGGCATATACCGCAAGCAGCTGGCAGCTAAGACGCTGCGAGAAATCCTAAACGATGGCGGCAGTGTTTTTGAGCTTGCAATCAGAAGCCGCTGGATCACAGACAACCCATGCAACTTGATCAGCAAAGAGATCAAGAAAGAAAAGCGTGAGATTGATCCATTCACTGCGGACGAGATGAAACAGCTGCTGGCGGCGTTGCCAGAGAACCTGCGCATTTTTTACTTGATTCGTTACCACTGTGGCTTGCGGCCAGGTGAAGTGATCGCGCTGCGTTGGTCCGATTACAAGGAAGGTATGTTTCACGTCCACAGGAATCGCGTATACGGGCTTGAAGGCACCACCAAGACAGATACTGAGCGAATGGTGCCAGTTCACCCGACTGTAAAGAGAGCTCTG